TTTTGAAGATAAGGACATCGAAACCAATCCAATTTGGAAAAGGTACAGTGAGTCCTGCTTTGAATTTGAAAGAAAGGAGCGTGGCTGGTAATGATGGACAGATTAAGATTATTCCGTTGGATTGATGAATTCATGGAAGGCAATTTTGATGCCGATGATGTTAAAACCCAAATCAAGGCAGGTTGGTATGACTGGTTCTGCAAAGACTCAAGCTTAGCCAACAAGACCAAAAAGATGGGCAACATCATTAAACAGGTCAAACGTGGTGGAAAGGTAGACCTAGAAAACTGGTATGTCTGGTTTAAAAACAACTGCCCTTTAAATGGACCACTTTATGATGACTTCCGCTTTGCGGATATCGAAACAGGTAACGTGATGTTCACCATCCAAATAGATTGCTGCTGGAACAAGACCAGATATGTGGTCTATGGCAGAACTCCTAATGGCGAGGGCCACTGGGATGAACCATTATTTGCGACAGACTCATCTAGAGAACTCGTTAAATGGCTTAATGAACCATGGGAGGTAGAACATGAACATTAAAGTCGGAGATAAAATTAAAATCATTTCCATGAAAGATGAACCACAATATGACGGCAAGAGTGGAGTGGTCGAAATGATTGATGATGCTGGACAAATTCATGGAACTTGGGGTGGATGTGCTTTAATCCCTGAAATCGATAAATTTGAAATCATAGCTTAAAAAATATTCAAAAATAAGGCATTAAAAAGTGCCTTTTTTACTTGTAAAGGAGATAAATGACATGTTTGATGCAACAATTGAAACTTTATACATGTCATGTGTTTCCTTAGTTATATCTTGGATTATTGCGATGCCGATTGGTTCAATGGTCAGTGAGACTAGACCAGGAGGATTATTTCCGAATAAGGTAGTGAATTTTATCCTTAATCGAATTATCGATGTGGGCAGGAGCATACCTTTTATTCTTCTTGTCGTTTTTATGTTTCCGGTGACTCGAGCATTAATCGGAACAGCAATCGGAACAACAGCGATGATAGTGCCTTTAACAATCTGTGCTATTCCTTTTGAAGCAAGATTGATTGAAGAGATTTTATCTGAGATTCCGGGTTATGTCATAGAAGCTGCAAAGATTGATGGAGCAAGTAATCTAAAGATTATCGTTAGGATTAAATGGGCATGTAAGTTGCCTTATTTAGTTAATGCGATTGGCATCACCTTAATAAACATCATCGGTTATAGTGCGATGGCTGGTGTTGTCGGAGGTGGTGGTTTAGGAAACTACGCCATTGTTTATGGCTTTCAAAGATTCAATTGGAATATCATCGCACAAAGCGTGGTAATCATCGTGATCATCGTTTGCTTAATTCAAATCATTAATAATCTGCTAGTCAGATTTCTCTTATGGAGGTGCTTATGCATAAAACATTAAAGTTTCTCATACTTGCCTGCTTGCCTGTGCTTACGCTAGCAGGATGTAACAAAAATAGTAAAACAATTGTGGTGGGAGCAAGTTCAACTCCACATGCTTTAATTTTAGAGCAAACCAGAGGTTACATTGAAAAAGAAGGCTTTAAATTAGACATTAAAGTCTTTAACGATTATGTCCTTCCAAACTATGCTTTAGAAAATGGTGAGCTTGATGCTAACTACTTCCAACACAAACCTTATTTAAATGAATTTAATGCGAGCAATGGTACGCATCTTGTTCCAGTGTTAGATGTTCATTTTGAACCAATGGGCATTTATTCAGGAAACAAGAAAAGCCTAGATGCTTATGCCACAAATGATAAGGTTCTGGTTCCTAGTGATAAGAGCAACTACGATAGAGCGGTGGAATTACTTAAAGTAAATGGAATGCAAACCGCTAATCTCGTACAAGTTGAAGCTCAAAACATTCCATTAATGTTAAGCGATTGTGCCTATGCAGTTATTAATGGCAACTATGCTTTATCTGCAGGAGTAGTGAATCGCTGCTTAATCACTGAAGATAAGAATTCTGATATCGCTAAAACTATGGCCAATGTGATTGCTGTGAAAAACGGAAATCAAGAATCCAAAAAGACCAGTGTTTTAGTCAAGGCTTTAAAGCAGGAAAATATCAAATCTTATATCGAAAATAAGTTCGGTGACTCGGTCATCTACATGGCCTGATTTTATTATTTGTCTCATTAGGAATAAATTCCAATGAGTCTAATAATACCTATGAAAAATAGCATTTTTACCCCATTTTTAGGGGCCTTTTTACCTCTATACTCAATAACAAGTTATTCAGTATAGGCAAAATTAACAAAAAGGAGGCAAACTATGTTTGAAAAAGTAAATCCTAAGCATCCAGATAAGCTTTGCGACACAATTGCGGGTGCTTTGGTAGATATGGCATATAGCAAAGAAAAGAACCCACGAATAGCAGTGGAAGTCCTTCTTGGGCATGGCAGATGTCATATAATCGCGGAAACAAGCGTGAAATTAAATAAGAAAGAAGTTAAAAAGGCCGTATTTGAGATTGTTGGCCATAAGGTAAAAGTCGATTATAGGGAAGTTCCACAAGATCCACTTTTAAGCGCAAATCAGCATGGCAAGATTAGATGCGGTGATAACGGCATATTCCGTGGAGTGCCTTTAACAGAAGAACAAAAGAAACTCACTCAAATTGCTAAGGACATCTATGATGGTTATCCGTATGATGGCAAATATGTCCTTGATAAAAACCGTCTTATTATCTGTCAAAGCAATGCAGATACTGATGATCTAAAAAAGATCTTCAAAAAAGCGGTTGTAAACCCACTTGGGAATTGGCAGGGTACTGAAGCCGTTGATACAGGGCTAACTAACCGTAAGCTAGGTAGCGATATGGCTGACTCAGTTACTGGTGGTGGCTTACATGGTAAGGACCTCAGCAAAGCTGATGTATCAGTAAACATCTATGCTTTCTTAAAAGCCCAAAAGACAAATAAGGTCGTTGAGCTAAGCTGTGCCATTGGTGACGAATTTGTTGATGGTAGACCATATAGTGAAATCGTTGAGATTGCTAGAAATTACATTAAATCCATCGGTGGCTTCCGCAAGTTCGGTGAGTGGGGTTTAGTTCGTGTTAAATAATTGTGCTGCCATTAACCGCTTCTATAGGAGCAGTGCTTGGCTCTTAGCTAGGCAGCAAAAGATAGCATCGTGCAACGGTAGGTGTGAACTCTGCGGTGCGATAGGGGAAGAGGTCCATCATAAGATAGCCTTAACACCTAGTAACATCACGGACACTAACATCACACTTAATCCTGACAACCTTATCTATCTCTGCAAAGAGTGCCACAACAAAGAGCATGATCGTTTTAAGAAGAAGGCTAGTCAGTTTGACAGCGAAGGAAACTTAAAACCATTCTGAAAAAATAAATTTACCCCCGCCCGGGTCGAGTGCTTTTACTTTTTTAAAGTACCGATGCGCCCCACCTCAGAAATATGCGAGGCCGAAATTTTCAAAAATCACTAATTTTTAGAGGAGGAAAACTCGTGGACGTAACTGCTGTACGAAAAGAATACGAGCGACTACTTGCTCTGTTCAAAGATGTTGATGAAACAAAAACAAAACTAGTTGATGAGCTGCTACACAAAGCGGCTTTTTTAAAGGTTCAGTTAGATGAACTACAAAAACAAGTAACAACCTATGGTGCGGTCCAAGTTAAAAATGGTGAGTTTAGAGAGACTGTTTCTTATAAAACTTTCCTCACCTCTTTAGCGGTGTATCAAACCGTAATTAAAACACTCAACTCCATCCTTGGTAGAAATGCTGTAGATGAAGATGATGAGTTTGATAATTTTATGAAATCTTTAGGAGGATAATTCAAATGGCATATGAAATTAATGTCCATGTTGGCAAAGACGGTAAACTTACATCAGATGTAGAACCATTTGAAATATCCGTCTATCGTGAATCTAAAAGAGTAAAACTCTTATTTGAAGTGGATGCAGAAATTGATAGTACATATCATTACTTAAAATTCACTCATGCAAGGGCTACTTATCTTTATAGGGTCCACAATAATGAATTCGAAATTCCTAAAGCCATCACAGCTTATGAAGGTGCGTGGGAGATGAGCTTTGTCGCATGTGATGAAGTCGCTAATAGTGATAGTACGATCACAGCTAACTACATCTATGCATCCGAGCCAATGGTGGCGACAGTCCTTAAAGGAAACTTAGGAATCATTCATACTTCAGAAGAGTTTAAGATGCTCTCACAATTAGTCGAAGGATCGTTTGATCACTTTGAAATACCAGAGGGTGTCGGTTTTATTACTACTAACTTTTTAGCAGAAGCAACAAACGAATTCACGGTTAGTGTTCCTTACACGGTGACCACAATTAAACAACATGCTTTTTATCAAAGTGGTTGTACGCATATTGAATTCGAACCCGGTAGTCAGTTAGCGACTTTAGAAAACTATGCTCTCTATCGTATCGAGAACTTAGATGATATTCACTTCCCATCTTCTTTATCGACTTGGGGTCAATATAACCTAAGCGGATGCGGATGCGAGTATGTCACCTTTGGTGCTGAGTCAAATTTAAGATCTCTCACATCCTATGCATTCTGGAACATTCCAAAACTCAAAAAGCTCTATTTGCCTGATAGACTTCAATCATTTAGTGGTGGAACTGCTGTGGTTAAGGGATGTCCTCAATTAAATGAAATCTGGTTCCCTAACACAATCAATGTTGCTATCCCTATGGAAGCGATTCAGGATTGTCCGTTGCTAACTAAGATCTCTTTACAAAGTAATTTCAACGTGAACGCTAACTTTGGTAACTGCACCTCATTGACCAGAGAGTCAGTCATCCAAATGTTTAGAAACCTGAAGGATTTATCAGGTCAGGCATCAAAAGTTATCTCTATCCATCAAGTTGTCTACGACAGATTAGAGGAAGAGGACTTAGATATCGCAACAAATAAAAACTGGACTATCGGTATCGTTGGAGCAAACGATCCATTAGCAGGAAAGTTCTTCCATTACGAGAATAGTTCAATTTCTATCGACCTCGAATTCAGCGTTGGATTTGGTTGCATTATGATTGATGCCAATGCGGTTAACTTTACCTATGAATACCTCTCAGATACAACCTTCAAGATTGATATCTCTGGTGGTGATTACATTCCAAGTGCTTGGGGTAACTTCATGCCTGTACCAGTTGGCCAAGTCATTAATGATACAGGTGTTATTTCATTCAGTAGTGGTGAAGTATCAACCGTTAAGCTCAAAACATATTCCACAAACAATGTTGGAACAAATAGAACATTCAGCATCGTGAGGGAGGATGATTAACATGGAAACAATTATCGAAAAAGGTAGAAAAGTCTTAGTCGCTAAAAATGGCTGTGTTATCCAAAGTGTTACTGACGGCTCTATATTAGGCAAGAAGCTCATTCTAGGTAAAAAGGACTCCGAGATTCATTATCACGAGATTCCAGTGCCTATCAAAACGGAAGAAGATACCGAAGAATGAGTTTTTTACTATCCTATATCGACGAAATAGAGTCGGGGCGAGTAATTGCTGGTCAAGAACTAAAAAGTGTCTTAAAACGCTTAAAAAACGATTTGAATAATCCTCGTTACATCTATGATGAAAGACCAGGACAAATAAGAATTGAGTTTATTGAAAGATTTTGTAAACACACTAAGTCACCGTTTAATGGCCAGCCATTTATCCTAGAGCTTTGGGAAAAGGCATTCTTAGAGTGTGCATATGGTTTCAAAATGAAAGAGACCGGTCTAAGAAGATTTAATGAAGCCTTACTTCTCATTGCTCGTAAGAACGGTAAGACAACATTTATTGCTGGCATTGACCTCGCTGAATTCTTTTTAAGTAGTGGTGGCACCGACATTGTTTGTGCATCTAACACGAACGATCAGGCGAGCATCCTCTTTGAAGAAATAAACAACATGCGTGAACAGAGCAAAGCTCTACGAAACGAAAAACGTTCGAAAAAGAATATTTTCTACATCTATTCTCCTAAGAACAAAAACAAGATTAAAAAGCTCTCCGCTCAAAGTAGAAACAAAGATGGCTATAACATCGAGGTTGGATGTATTGACGAGGTCCACGAAATGACCGACTCAAAAGTCTACGATGCTATAAAGCAATCTCAATCTACAAAGAAAGAGCCTTTAATCTTCATCATTACCACAGAAGGAACCACAGTTGATGGCTTTCTTGATAACAAACTTGCATACGTCAGAAAGATGATAAAAGGCGAGATTGAAGACGAAAGAATCCTTCCGTGGCTTTACACACATGATTCGATTGATGAAGTCTTTAACGATCCATCGAGTTGGCAGAAGTCAAATCCTAGCTTAGGCACCATCAAGACAAAGTCTTATTTCGATGATGTCATGAATAAAGCAAGAAACGATTTAGCCACTAAAGTAACGATGCTATGTAAAGACTTTAACATCAAACAAATTGAAAGCGGTTCATGGTTAACGTATGCAGAGTTAAATAATGAAACCACGTATAAGATGTCCGACATTAGAGACAGCTATGCTATTGGTGGAGTTGACTTATCTTCTACAACGGACCTAACCGCAGCAGTCTTGCTTATTATTAAAAACGGCAAGAAGTATGTTCTCCCACATTTTTTTATGCCTAGTGAATTAGTTAAAAAGAGAGTGGAGGAGGACAAGATTCCATACGATATCTGGGTTAAAAAAGGTTTAATCACTCTAACTAACGGAAACCAAAACGACTTCCATCATGTCACCGAATGGTTCATTCAAATGGTGAGGGAGTATGGCATTCGCCCGGTTTTTATAGGATATGATCCTTGGAATTCTCAATACTGGGTTAAGGAAATGGAAGATGCTGGATTCACAATGGAGAAAATAAGACAAGGCATATACACCTTATCTGAACCAATGAAACAGCTAGAAGGAGACCTTAAAAACAAATTAGTTATCTATGATAATAACCCGATATTAAAGTGGAATTTAGCAAATACTCAGGCAAAAGTGGACCTTAATGGAAACATTCAACCTAGTAAGTTAAACAGCAAATTAAAAAGAATCGATGGATGCGTAGCGTTAATTATCGCCTATGCCGTCCTTACTCGATACAAGACAGACTACGAGAATTTAATTAGTTAGGAGGTAGCTATGGCATTCTTTGACATTTTTAAACGCAAGAAAAAAGTAGTGGCTCCTGTCAACTATGATGCTCGAGTCTTTAAATCGACATTAGATATCTTTCAAGACTTTGGAAACAATATCAACATGTCCGATGTGGTGAAAATCTGCATTGATCGAATTGCTACTCATGCAGCAAAGCTAAAGCCAAGATATGTCAAAACTCAAGATGATAAAACGGTGTTAGAGAAGAATGGTAGCTTAAGTTATTTACTCAAGTTTCAACCTAATCCTTTAATGACACCTTACGATTTTATCTATCGAGTTGTGACTCTTCTTTACTTAAATAACAATGCGTTTATTTATCCAGTTTATGATTACGAAACCTATGAGCTTAAAGAGCTATGGCCATTAAAACCGACATCGGTTGAGGTCCTTAAAGATGAGAGTGGAGCGATGTATCTCCGCTTTTATTTTTCTGATAAAAAAGGTTTCACGCTTCCATACGAGTCCGTTATTCATCTTCGTAGATTCTATGGAATGAATGATGTCTTTGGTGGCAATGGTGCGATAAGTGATCATGCCGCATTATTAAAGACAATCAAAATTAATGATTCCGTCCTTCAGGGTTTGGATAACGCTATTAAAACAAGCTTCCAAATCAAAGGTTTATTAAAAATAAATGGAATCTTATCTGAAAAAGACAAAACTGCTCAAAAGAAAGAGTTTGATGATGCCTTAAAAGAAGCAACTAGTGATGGTGGTAGTTCCATTGTCCCTGTTGATTTAAAGAGCGACTATGTGCCGCTTAATACTGACCCTAAGTTGGTGGACAGTACGACACTCACTTTCTTACAAAAGAAGATCATCTCTTACTTTGGTGTCAGCGACTCTATCTTTGATAACAAGTACAACGAAAACGAATATAACGCTTTCTATGAATCAGTTATCGAAGGTATAGCAATTGCCTTATCAGAGGCATTCTCAAAAGCATTATTAACTAGAGGTCAGTTAGAGAAAGGTGAACAAATCATCTTTTATTCCGAAAGACTTCAATATGCTTCATGGAATACCAAAGTCCAGGCCATCGAGAAGTTGATGGGCCTTGGCATACTTTCTCTCAACGAATCCAGAGCCTTGCTTGGCTTTGAACCTATTGAGGGTGGTAGTAGACGTTTGCAATCACTCAACTATGTTGATGCTGATAAAGCTAACGAATATCAACTTGATAAATTCTTTAAGAAACCTAAATCCAAGGAGGAAATCGACAAAGATGAATAAAGAAGTTAGATTCTCATCTCTCGAGAGCAGAGCGGATGAAGAAAACAAGAAGATGATAGTGGAAGGCTATGCAATCGTGTTTAATGAGGAAACGCTCATTGGCACTGAAGAACACGGCTTTACCGAAGTCATTGATGCTCAAGCATTAAAAGAAACAAATATGAAGGATGTGCCGTTTAAATACAACCATAACGACAGCACACTCATTATTGCGAGGACCAGAAATGGTTCTCTTTCTTTAGAAGTTGATGAAAAAGGCTTGAAGATCCATGCCGAACTCATCGACACAACCAGCAATAGAGACATCTTCAAATGTATCGAAGCTGGACTATTAGACAAGATGTCATTTGCTTTCACTGTTAAAAGTCAAAGCTGGGATAAAAGCG